CCCATGCGATGAATAATAACCTTACTACTTTACGTAGCGGTTACTATTTCACATGGCCTTCGCTGTAGTATTAGACTGACGCATTACCGCACCCGAAAGGGGAAAGTGAGAAGTCTAAAGACTCCTGCATTACGATCCCTAAGTCCAAAGGACCGTAAGAAAGCGATTTCCATGGTCACACAAGCCTACAAGAGATTGTTGCGCTTGTGTGATAGGCCTGCGTTTCGTCATCAACTCAAGTTGATGTACAATTCACAGGTCGCCTTCCTACGTTCTGGTGATTCATCAATCATCAGGGCGTGACTGAAGGAAGATTTTCTCATTATTAAGAATTATTTCTTAATAGGAAAGGTAACCCCTGTGGACCAAAGGAAGGTGTGACGAAAGACAAGTCGCACTCATCCTGTCCCAGGTTATCTAACCGGTATCATTGTTGGTAACTTTGATACATGAGAAAAGATTCTCTTCATGTCTTACCTTCGTGTTTACCGCCACCTTGAGATCCCTGGTCCGCATAAACTGGAAACAGTTTATACGGGACCAAGGTTACGCACCCTGATAAGGTGTGTAACCATTGGATACCAGATTCCCAAGGTGTGGAAATCACTAGGTTTACCACTGAAGTCTAGCATCGTCCCTAGTAATTCATGGACAGGAGTACGTTGGATACCTGGGGTTTTATCCCTTGGTACCTTTCGTGCCTCCGGTCCTAATGGAATACTATTGATTGGACGAATCGTGGATATGATTAAGGTAGCGGACAGTAATGTCCTCTATCTTTGTCATTATTTCTCTCGTCTACTAAATCAGTGTTTTAAATCAAGTAACCAATATGGTCCTCTTGATTTGTTTCGCTGGTTAGAGACAGAGAAAATCCTTAAGTTGAAGGATCTCTCGCCATTCAAAGAAAAGGCTAACAACGGATTACTCCGTCGTATTGCCTTCTTCATTGATGGTGCAGGGAAATGACGATACATTGCGATTGGGGATTGGGTTAGACAACTAACCTTAAAACCCTTTCATCAATGATTGTCATCGTATCTGAAGTTAATTCCTTCAGATGCGACCTTTAATCAACTTAAGGTCCACGAGTGGTCAAAAATTATAAATGCGGCTGAAAAGCCGATTTATAGTCTAGATGCTAGAGCTATGACTGATCGACTTCCTCTTCTTTTACAGGCTATCCTGCTCAGTTACTTTACGGGGAAACCCATAATGATTCTGAGATGGATCATCCTTATAGTATGATATCCCTTCCATCACAAAAGTGTTGGAAGGATATATTATGCTACAGGACAAGGGATGGGTATATACTCATCCTGAGTATCCATAGCTCTAACCAACCACTTTCTTGTACGCTTTGCGGCGTATAAGGTGGGTGAATTAGAGTTCGAGGACTACCTTGTATTAGGAGATGATGTCGT